TTTTTATATAATTAAACCAAAAATAAATTATTTTTCTTTTTGATATATTTATAAGAAAGTAAATAACTAAAAAAACTTAACAAATACAACATGGCGGATTTATTAATGAAAATGCCGGTTCCATACGAACCAAAAAGAGTCAACCGATTTATCGTTAGATTCCCATCATCTTTAGGTATCAACGAGTGGTATGTGACATCGTCATCAAGACCAAGTGCAAAAATTAATTCAGTAGCAATACCTTTTCTTAATACGAAAACTTATGTTGCTGGTCAATTTGAGTGGAATGAAATTAAAGTAAACTTCAGAGACCCAATCGGTCCTTCGGCAGCTCAAGCATTAATGGAATGGTTCCGTTTACATGCTGAATCTGTAACCGGTCGTATGGGATATGCTGCTGGTTATAAGAAAGATGTTGAGTTAGAGTTATTAGACCCAACAGGAGTTGTAGTTGAGAAATGGTTATTAGAAGGTTGTTTCTTAACTGATTTGAACTTCGGAGATTTAGATTACAACAGAGATGACCTAGCTAACATAGCTTGTTCGTTGAGAATGGATAGATGTATTTTAATTTACTAATATTATACAATTTTCATATACAAAACCGGTAGTCCAAAAGATTATCGGTTTTTTGTTTTATTAAACTTTACTTTCCACTAGTTATTAATTAAATTGTAATATGGAACAAAATAGAATAGACCCAACAATATCATATGATGTAATTGAATTACCTAGTAGAGGTATTCATTATGAAAATAAAAAGAAAAATGTTAGAGTTGCTTATTTAACTGCGGTAGATGAGAATATATTATCATCACCAAATTTGATTGCAACACAACAAGTTGTAAATGAATTATTAAAAAGAAAAGTTTTAGATAAAGATTTATCAATAGACGATTTAGTTGAAGAAGATAAACAAGCGATATTGATTTTCTTAAGAAACACCGCGTTTGGTTCTGAATATAATTTAACATTAACTGACCCAAAAACAGAAAAAGAGTTTAGTGCTGTGGTAGATTTAGCAACACTAAAAACAAAAGATTTTAAATTAGAATCTGATGAAAATGATGAATACAAATATTACATGGAAAAATCTAAAGTAAATGTAACTTTTAAATTTTTATCAAAAAAACAAGAAGACGAAATAGACCAAATAAGAGATAGTTGGAATGGTAATGGTATTGCACCTATTATAACCAAACAACTTGAATTCATGATAAAATCAGTTAGTGGTAATAGAGAACCAATGCAAATAAGGGCATTTATTGAAAAAATGCCAATTAAAGATTCTCAAGATTTTAGAAAATTTGTAAACGAAAATAAACCGGGTTTAGATTTAACCCAAAATATAACCACCCCATCAGGAGATATAATCCAAGCAAATATTGGATTTGGGGTTGAATTTTTTCGCCCTTTCTACGGAATATAAAAAAGGACAATACGACGAAATTTTATATCTAATTAAAAAAGGTTTCTCTTATAGAGATATCCTTGATATGCCGATATTTGAACGAAGGTATTTTATCAATTACCTAATTGAAGTTGAAAATAGATAATTAAATATTTATTGATATGCCAGTTAAGAGTAAACAATACTATTTCGATAATTTCACTAATGGTACGGATGCGTCTAATGCTTATGAGATGGACGGTGGAACTAAAGGAGATACAACATACAATGAATTAAAAAATTCATCAAAAAGTAAATTTACATTAAACGCAAGTAGAAGTAAATCACCAACAAATACACCAACAACGAGTAAAGAGGGATTATCTACATTATCCGCGTTATCAGAATCTAAACAAGAATTTGGAAAGATATCAGATTTAGAAACCGTAAAATTAGAAGATTACAGAAATAGAGAAAAAAATGACACTACATTTTTAAAAGAGGTATTAAGAGATATTAATGGTCAATTAGCCATAGAAACACAACTTAGAACTGATATCAATGAAAAAATTGGTATAAGTGGAGAACTTTCAAAGGGATTGAGAAGTGAATTATTAGATTCACAACCGGCAGCAATTGAATTTGGGTATGGTATTGGAGATATAACTAACATGATTACTTCCATGATGGAAAAATCAGGTAGGTTTAATCTTATTTCAAGAGAGACTATTGATAAATCATTTGCAACTGCAAGAGCGTTTGTTGGGAACTACGAAGAAATGGGTGCGTTGTTTAATGAATTTGAAAGAGTAGGTATAGGTGCGAGAGGTGCAATGGAAGCGATAGACAAAGCAGGAAAAGACTCATTAAGTTTAGGTTTAAGAGCAAAAACCACAGTTTCGGATATAAGAGCTAACATTGAAAAATTAAACGAATACGGTTTTAAAAATGGTATACAAGGGTTATCTGAAATGTCAAGAAAAGCAACAGAGTTCAGATTCAACATGCAAAAAGTTTTTGATATTGCAGAAAAAGTTATGGATCCTGATGCTGCATTATCATTAACTGCTAACTTACAAGTATTAGGTGGGGCAATAGGAGATTTTAACGACCCATTGAAATTGATGAATATGGCAACAAATAATGTTGAGGGTTTGTCTGATGCGTTAATTGGTGCTGCAGGTAGTTTAGCAACATATAACTCCGAACAAGGAAAATTTGAAGTAAACAATGTAAATCTAAGAAGGGCGAGAGATATGGCTAAAGAATTGGGTATGAGTACTAGTGAGTTAACAAAAGTTGCTGTTGCGTCACAAGAAAGATTATCTGCCGCAATGGATTTAGCCGGTAAAGGATTTGATATTAAAGAAGAGGATAAGAGATTTATCACAAACTTATCTAAAATGGATAAAGGTAAGATGGTCATAGAAATACCACAAACCCTACAAGATAAATTCAGAGGTGAAACCCAAGTTGCATTATCTGAATTAACAAAAGAACAAGTAGATGTGTTAAAAGAAAATAAAAAGGCTTTCGAAGAGATGACACCTACGGACATTGCAAAAGACCAATTATCGGTTCAGCAAAATATATATAGAATTTTACAAGGATATGCTAGAGAAAATATAAGAGCAATAACTAAAGGTGCGGACGTTCAGACTGAAATTGATAAGGCTTTAACACCTGTAATGACTGAAGTGAAAAAATATGGTTCTGAATTTAAATTAAATTCAGAACAAATTAATTCAATGAAAGAAACCATTAGAAATCAAGCAATACAGACATATAAAACATCGGATTTTTCAGGGGTTCAGAATTATGTGAGTGATAAAATAAAAGAATTAGAAAACAAACAACAAGAAAAAATAAAAGAAGTAGAAAGGAAAAAAGAAGAAATTGATAAGAAAACTACCGCAATGAACACATCAAGAGAACAAACATTTAATTTGAAATCAAATGTTGCAGTCACATTTCCTTTTGGTTTTGGAATGCCAACCGCAGAACAAAAAGGGTCATATCTAATACCATCATAATAGTGTAGATTTTTTAATATTCCCTATTTATATAATAAAATAAGTTTAATGCCAAGTTATTTAGATTTTGATGCCACTAAGAGATTTAGGGATGAAATTTTAAAAAGGACTTTAGACCCTGTATACGGTAAAGAACCATCCCCCAAAACCTTTACAGATTCGTCATATAGTATCAGAACCTTAAATGATTTGGCTAATATAAGTCAACCTGAGGTTGATTCTAACCGTGTAACGGACTTAACTACAATTAAAACGAAAAATATCTTCAAACCTGAAGAATATATTATCACCGAAAGTATTGGTGATTTACCTAGAAGGATTAATTTGAATTTATATCCCTATTTTACCCAAACCAATTACAATCTAATTGGGATTATGGGAAATTCTAATTATGATACGGAATCGGAGTTATTTAAGTTTGCTGCATATTACATTAGAAATAATAGCCAAGGTCCGGTTTTCTCAAGAATACAACAAAATTTAAATGCGGTCGTTAATGGTAGAAATAGATTATTAGACGGTTTATCAGGTAATAGTTCTGCGTTACTAAACGTAATTCGTGGAAAGGAACCAATTATTGAAGGAAACAATAAAATAACCGTAGCTAAGACAATTTTAGGTAAGGGTATCGATTTTTTACAAACAGTGTCAGGAACACAATTACCGTGGTCAGAAATACCCGGTGATTATTTAACTAATCCAAGAAATCCAGTCAATACAAGACCAACTAATGTAAGTGAAGGTGCAAAAGTGTGGCAAGATTTAACAGGTACATTAGGTAGTTTTATCGGTATTAGAAGAAGACCACTACCATCTAGAAAACCTTCAGATTTGTTAATAGAATATATGGGTGAATCGACTAAGAATAGATTATTCGATTTATTGGGATATTCAAAATATGCACCAAATTATACAACAACTGCAAGGTCACAACAATCATCAAGATTATTTAATTTTCCAAATCAAATTGCAAAAGGTATAAAAAACATTTTAGGTACTGAAGCACCTGATAGTGTTGCTTATATTGGTGATGATAGAGGAAATGACGTTAAAAATGTTACATCCGATTTGGCTAGTGGTAGAAAAGTTAGAAGTAGTTATTATCTGTCTCTCTTATTTGATCCTGTTGCAACACAATTATTTCATAGTGAAAAACAATATAGTAATCAGGGAGGAACTAGTGGTAAATTAACTTGGATTAGTAACAATAAAAAAACGGGTAAATTAGATGATACCAGAATTGCAGGTACCTTATCTAATGCATACGATTTTAGAGAAGATTCTATTTTATACATAACACAAGATATTTTAAATTCTAAACCTGATAATGGTGGTGACGCATTATCACATGTTGCAAATGTTATAGACCAAACAACAAAATATTTTAAAGACGGTGATACATTAATATCAAGAGGTTCTGCCGTAAAATACTTAGATAACACAGGTAGAGATATTGGTGTTGAGTATGCGAGAGTATGGACAAAAGATAGACCATATCTAACACTACAAGATACCGCACCATATTATAAAGAAACGGAAGATAGACCTTATTATAAAAAAACCAACAAACCATATAGACGAACAAATATCAGAAGATATGACGGTAGTGTGATGTCCAATACTTGGAATCTTAACATTGCACCGATGTCTAATGGTAATAAAGATTTCGATGGTTCAACAAATATAGTAAAAGGTGATAATGGTTTCTATGCAAAAAAATATATGTTTTCAATTGAAAACTTAGCATGGAAAACTTCAACGCTATCAGGTTTTACAGTATCAGATTTACCTTATTGTGAAAGAGGTAATAATGGTGGACGTGTTATGTGGTTTCCACCATATGATTTAAAAGTGTCAGAACAAAGTAGTGCGAATTGGGATAAAAACTCATTCTTAGGTAGACCAGAACCAATTTATACATATCAAAATACAGAAAGAAGTGGACAAGTTTCATTTAAAATTGTTGTGGACCACCCAAGTATTTTAAATTTACTTGTTAGAGACCACTTCAAAAATATGAATGAAGAACAAGTTGATGAATATGTAACGTCATTCTTTGCTGGTGCAAAAGACATAGATTTTTATAGTTTAATTAGAACATATACGAATTTGGAACCTAACGATGTTGAATTAATTCAACAATATCTAAATTCAAAAACCGATAAAGAATTAATTAAGAAAGAAAAACAATCATTTACAACACAAGTAGTTAACACTCCACCTGAACTAAAAAAACAAGAAGAGAGTAAAAGTGAAAAAGTTTCAAGTGGTTTATTAAAGTTATATTACAATAATGGTTATCCAAGAGTAGATAAATCAAAAGGTATTGAATACACATCAGTGACGACATATAAAGGTCTTGTTGATGATATTGTTGGTAATAAAAACAATGCAATATCTGGTTTGATAAACGGTTTAACATCAGTTGTAAACGGTACATCAACTAAAGATAAAGAAGATAGAAATACAGTATTAGGAAGTCCTGATGCAACAACAGACCAAATACCATTTGTAACGGGACAAACATCAACATTGATAGACGAACTTTCAACAACGTTTACTAATCTTGAAACTAAGGTGTCTGAACTAAAAAGTAATTTAGAAAATGGTATGATTAAAGGTGATGTTACTATTGTTATTAATTCATCTGCATCAAGCCCATCTGATGATAATTACAATTTAAAATTAACATTAAGAAGAACTCATTCAGTAATTAGATATATCATAGAAACTTTAGGTGGTAAAGAGAATAAATGGTTAATTGAATCTAATGAATTAAATAGTAGTTCAGTAAAAAAGAAAGTTGAATATTCATTTCAAGAATTAGGTTTTGATAAACAAAAAGGTAATTTAATATTCGAAACAACAAGTAACGGTGAAACTGTAATAAACGAATTAGGTGATTGTAGTAAAATAAAATATAATAACGCTAGTTTATCTGACTTTGCACCAAAAGCTTATGGATGTAGACAATCAAGTATAACAATTGATTATTTTAAAACTACACCTAATGATAAAGCTGAGAATGATACACAAATACCTGTTACAAGAATAGTAATCGATAAACAAACAAAAAAAGAAAATAGTAAAAAACCTCCTATTGATGTAATGAAAAGGATAATTATGAAAACATTATCTGAATGTTATTACTTCAAAAAGTTAGAGGAAACTTCACCTATTGTTTTTAATTCATTAAAAGAAAAATTAAGATATTTCCACCCAGCTTTCCATTCAACAACACCAGAAGGTTTAAATGCAAGATTAACATTTTTACAACAATGTTTAAGACCTGGAGATACAATACCAATCAAAGGTGTTTCTGATGAATCAGATTTGAACGCAAGAAATACGTCATTTGGACCACCACCAGTTTGTGTATTGAGAATTGGAGACTTTTATCATTCTAAAGTTATTATTCGTGATATGAATATATCATATGAAGAGAATGTATGGGATATGAATCCAGAAGGTATCGGTATTCAACCTATGATTGCAAATGTTACCTTACAAATCAATTTTATTGGTGGACAAGGTTTAGAAAAACCTGTGGAAAGATTACAAAATGCATTAAGTTCAAACTTCTATGCAAATACTGAAATGTATGACGAAAGGTCACTATCAACAGTTACTAGTATTGCCGGTAAAGAAGTTGAGAAATTCACTAAAGAGTTTTTAGAAGAATTACAAAACGATTACAAACAACAACAAGAATTAAAAAGTGCATTAGGACAAAATTTCAAAGAAGGACAATATCTCGGAAGTTTTTCAGGAACAACAAAATTAAATTATACATCTTTAATTAATGATTTATACAAATATACAACAGACCATTTTGAATCATTTGAAACAATGTATAATAGTGTACAGAACACTTTTAGTAAAGAATTGGCAACCTATATGTTAGATAAAAATTATCGAACAATAAACAAATATGATGTTTATACAGGTAAAACCGGTTCAAAAGAAGTTAAATTATTTGGTTTACATGTTGAAGGTTTCGATATGACAATTATTACTAATGCAGTCAAAAGAGAAATCAAAAATATAATCACAAAAAACAATATCAATAAACTATTCAATTTAGACGATTTATTGACACCAGATATTACAAATGAAGTATCAGAGGTTTTATATAACTACTTAATTACTGGTGGTGAACTTGATAAAATATTAGACACAGCAACAACATCAAAAACCATTTCAGATTTTGAAGTTAATAGAGATAAGATTATCAATACTTTAGATAAATTAAATTTCATAACCAAAAATGGACACGACGTAAAAATTGAAAAGAGTAAATCTACAAGCGGTATTTTAACTGAAATATCGGGTGACACATCATCCTTCTATTCTGAATATGAATCTTGTATAAGTTATTTAGAAGAAAACGTCGATAAGTTTTTTGAAAAAATGGATACGTCCGTTGATTTTATAACTTTAAACTTTACAGAAGATAAAGTTAAAAGTATATTATCACAGATTTTAAGTGATAAAAAATCTTTATTGGTAGGTAGAATTAAATTTGAAGTTGAAGATTTAATGGGTAAAAAAATAACAGACCCAATGATGAATATGATTGACGAAAGGTTAAGTTCATTTTTAAAACAACCAACACAAGTTAAATTTAAATTTAAGAAATCACCTAAAAGAAAAAATGAAAAAAATATTGTGTACACAATAGGTTTACAAGACCCAATAGACACTACACAAGAAATTAAAAATCTATTTTCGACAAAATATAAAGTATCAAAAATTACCGATAAATTAAATTTTTATAAAAAATGAGTAGAGATTATTTAGATAGATATCAGTATTTCATTGAAGATGGTAATTTTAGAATAGTGCCTGGTATAGAAATACCAATAAAAGGAACTGACAAATACATTCAATTTAAAAAGGGTATTGATAGATTAGATAAAATATCACAAGAATTTTATGACTCACCTACTTTTGGTTGGTTGATATTATTGGCAAATCCATTAGCGGGAAGTATTGAATTTGAAATTCCTGAAAATTATTATTTAAGAATACCATATCCTTTAGTTACCTCTTTACAAGACTACAAAAGAGGTGTAGAATTGTATAATTTATATTATGGCGAAAAGTAAGAGTGATAAGACCGAAGAGATTTTAGTTAAAGTAGATCAAAATAACTTAATTTATATTGATCCTAATAGTGTCATTAAAGATGGTGTTATAGAATCACGCGGTCTTAACCAAGAAAACTTGGTAATGTATCTTAATTTAGAAGCTGACCTTGTCCCAAGAACAATTTTAAGTTCCGAGAATAATGTAAATACACTGACAAGTATTGCTAGAGGTAAATTAAATTTTTTAAAGAACCAAAGTGGAGATGGAAATTTCGATACGACTTGGACTGATACATATAATAATAATCCTGAATTAAATAAATCAAATGATAATTTGATTAAAGACGAACAAACACGTCAATTATTTGAAGGTGATTATTATTCAAATGATAAATCAGGACAAAGTTTTGGAATCGATAGTGTTAGTATTAAAATAGAAGGTTATAACGCAATCCCAAGAGTAGAAATTAATTTTATCGATGTTAGAGGTAAAACTTTATTTGAATCTCCAGAAAATTCACCGTATAAAGCATTTTTTCATATTCCGTGGCCGATATTTTATTTATCAGTAAAAGGTTACTATGGTAAGGCTATTAGATATAGATTACATTTAGTAAAATTTACTACTAAGTACAATGAAACAAACGGAAACTTTGAATCGAGTGCATCATTTGTTGGTTCAACGTATGCTTATTTAAGTGACATTCCATTACAAGCGATGTTGAACTCACCTTATATGTTTGCAATCCCATCCACAAAAACAAAACAAACTAATACTGGAAACGGACAGTCTTCAGAACAAGTTGAGTATACAACAAGAGGTTTTTCAATACTAAAAACGGTATACCAAGAATATATTCAAAAAGGATTGATAGAAAAAGATTTTCCTGTTAAAACATTAAGAGAAGTTATTACCGCATCACACGCTATCGATAAAATTTTAGAAAAAGAAATCTATGATTTTGTGGATATGAATATATTTGCGGGATTAAAAGAATTTGAAGAAACTATTGATGACTTTGTATTAGCGGTAAGAGCGTGGTCAAGAACAAACCTTCTAAATGTTAAAGCTGATGTTTCCACAGAACAAGACACATATTATGGCCTAAAAGAAAACGTAAAATCAACCGAAAAAATTTACGGTAAGGAAGAGACAAAATTAGAATTTATTATTGATAGATACAAAGAAAAAATAAATAAATCTAAAGTATTAAGTGAAAATTTAATCAATAAAACAAAATCAAGATTTGATAAAAAAACATTAAGTGTTGGTAATGTAAGAAGTGTTAAAGATTATGTTTATGTACCCGACAACGTATATGTTAGTATTGATAGATTAGTTAACGACATACAAGACATCCAAAGAAATTTCGAAGAACAAAGAAAAACGTTAGAGAATGAAGTTGAGGTGAAGATGAATGAAATTGTTCGTAGAAATGATGGTAAAGGTGGGTTCGGATTTGAACCAACAATTCGAAATGTTTTTGCAATATTATTGGCTAATGCGGAAACATATATAAGATTAATGACAGATGTTCATAGAAGAGCATTTGATATAGGTGAAGAAAGGAAAAAAATTATATTTGAAAACTATATAGGTGTTACAACAAATAGACTTGAAACATTAGCTAAGAAAGAAGAGATAAGTGGAAATTATGAAAATAAATTCAATACAAAAATAGATTGGGATAAAGTTAAACCAATAAGTACCTCGACCAAAGTAACAAATTATTTACCATATAGTGATAAAATTGAATCAAATTTTATTTATGAAATATGGGAAAGAGCATACACAACAACATTAATAGATTCTTTCAATTACAATGTTATCCAAGAATTGGCAGACAAAGAGTTTGAAAATATTAGAGAATCCACAACAGAAGATATTAGTTTAATTAGATTTTTAAATAGTGTATCAGGAACAACAAATGGTTTCAAAGAACTATTATATAGAATTGCACCATTTGAAAAATATAATTACTATGTTGATAATATACCAACTACACAATATCTAACAGATTTTTATACTAAATCTAATAAATTAGAAAAGTATCGAAATGTAGTTTCTAATGATAATGATAGTTTATATCCAAAATTACAGTCAAGTTTAGTTGGTTATAAATCTGAAAGTTATAGAAAAAATATATTTCCATTTAGTTCTGATTTATATTCACAATATCTAAATGATGATGATAGTAATGTTACAGGTTTTACAAATCAAGATTTAGAATTTTATGGAGAATTACAAGTGAACACAAAAGAAGGTTTTATATCATCACCTATTAATCCGTTATTTTGGGTTAGAGATGGTTATACTAAAAATTTATTTTCACAAAGATTTACTATTGATACTATCACAAGCTCACACATATTGAATACACCTTATTTCCATAAACAATTATATGGTGAATTTCATTCAGAAAAAACATCTTTTGGAAAATACGTGGGTTCTGCCTACTTGTTACTTAATTCATTACCATTTGTAGAATTAAATCAAATGGTAAATTTTGGTGTATCATCCAAAAGACCATCTGTATTATTCAAAGAAATTAGTGCATCACATTATATTCCGTATCATTTAATTTTGAAATGGGGTTCAATTTATCATAGATATAAAAAATATCTATTAGAAGATGAGGATATTTTAAATTATTTTGTAACGAGCGGAATCACCACTCCAATAGATAGTGATGTATTTTTCGGTATTACAGGTGACACACCAGAATATATTAGTGAAGTTACAATAGGTTCGGATGTTGTGAGCAATGTAATAGATGTAGGTATTCATCCATATTATGATGCAATTTATCATCAAATAATTAATGGTTATAATCACTATACAATAACAGGAGGATCAGCATCGTTTGAAAATAATGTCAACGAGGGTGGTATTCTTTGTAGAAAAAGAACACCAGGTAATGATGAATCAATGAATTATTGGACATCGTTTGTGGATAATTCAAAATACGCAGGTAATGAAAAAATTTACACACTTTTACCTTGTGACGGTTCTAATTTATATATTGACAAAACAAATACGGGAAACGGAGAGAAGACTAATCAAGATACTATGACCAAAGGTAATCAAATTTATTTCAGGTCATTATGGGAAGACACATATGTTAATTCATCTTATGAAGGTATTAATTTCCCTGATACAAAAAAAAGTATGAATAATGAGACTGATTATTTTGGTATCACAGAAAACAATAGAAAAGTGATAGATTTAATTGGAACATTTAGTCCATCTATTTTAGAAGATTTTGAAAATGAATTTTTAAAGTTCGCATCAGAAAATGAAAATGTAATTACACCGGAATTATTAGAGTACTCTTACCCAACCTTTCAAGGTCTATTAAAAGAATTGGTTACGGTTGAAAGTAAAACTGAAGATAGTTCTCTATCCACTGATGATTTAATTAATGTAATTAGACTAAGACAAATTGATAAACTAAAGAAAGCAACAAATAATATCTTAAGTGAAAATAATTTGGTTAAATTAACAATAGGAAACCCTAAAGAAATTGACCCATATATTTTTCATGGTTTTGCAGAAATAAACGAAGTTAATAAATTTTCAACCGAAGAGTATAGTCCATTAGATTTGACTCCTGAAAATTTGAACTTAATTGAATTATACATAGGAGAAGAAGCATATACTGGTGGAACCGCAACAACTTATTATACTGATTTCTTCGAAGTTAATAACATAAAAGTTACAGAGGAAAATATATTATCATTCAGACCATTAGTATTAATTTATGCCGGTTATAGAAAGAACGGAGGAACGGATACAAGTACAGATTTTAAAAAATATATCAAAGATAATATTTTCATTAAGAGTACTGATGAAAACTCAGGTATACCAGGTTCAGAAAATAGATTAAACATATTTTTAGATAGATTAATACCAAAACTTAAAGAATTAAAATATTCTGAAAATATAAATAGAATAACAATAAATGATGGAAATGAATCAAAAACTGTTAAAACAGAACTTTACAATTCATTCAAATCTTTCAATGATAAATGGTGTGGAGGTAATTCAATAGGACAAAGAAATCTTTTAGAAGAATTTTTATTTTTAGATAGAGCAAATAGGGATATTGGAGACCAATATTTTTTCAACTTAACAAGATTGAAAGATTTGGAAGATGAAAAGAATATAAAGATGAGTTTGTACAGTGTTTTATCAACATTACTTGCAGGAACAGGATTTGAAATGAGACCATTACCATCTTATGTTAATTTCTATGGAACTAATTTTAATTCAACAAAACCAAAAATAACACCATCTAAAAAAGTAGCCGAAAATTTATTTGGAACATTTTTAGATGTTGATTATCAAGATTCTTCACCAAAAATCATTATTCAATATACTTCCTCAACTTCAAAAAGACCGGACATGCCGGACAAGAAAACATATAGATTTTCTGATGATAGTTTTAATATTGGTAATACAAGTAAAAATCCAATGTTGTATACTTTACCAAAAGTATTCAAAACTGGTGATTTATCAAAGTCAAATCGTGTGGTGGCTTTTGAAGTTAGTTTTGGTGACCAAAATCAAAACATCTTTAAAGGTGTTACACTAAATCAATCGACTATAAAAAATACTAGTGAATCATATGTTGTTTTAGAAAATCTCGGTAAAACAGAATCAGGTTCTTCAGCATATAACGTTGATATTGGTTTATATGAATACTATAGACAAGCTTCATACGAATGTGAGGTAACTTGTATGGGTAATGTAATGATACAACCAACAATGTTTTTTTATTTGAAAAACATCCCTATGTTTAAAGGTTCGTATTTGATTACAGAATTTAAGCATACAATAAGAAATAACGTAATTAACACATCTTTTAAAGGAAGAAGAATACCATATACGTCGTTACCCGATCCTAAAGATTCTTTTGTATCAAGTTATAAAGTATTATTTGATAAATTAACACAAAGAGCAATTTCTAGAGTTAATGGTGCTGATAAAGTGACAAAAACAAGTCAGGTTATAAAAACTAATGAAGGTAGTTTCACTTTAGATAAAGGAAGTATTATTGTACCTAACGAAACATTAGTTGAAGCTGCAGGATACACTAACTTTGGAGTACCTTATAATGGATACGGTGGAAACGG